ACGGTCATCTCAAAATTGGTGTTAGTGTTAGACATATATTCAAGCCTATCTCTTATCTGGAGATACAGCTACTGTCTGGTGTTTCAGGGGGCTACATCACCTGGGAAGACAACACAAAAGTAGCCATAACATTCGAGAGCAGTGATACTTCGCAACGCGCATATGCAGCAATGGTCCGCGCATTCGATATGTTAAAATCAAGTGTTAAAAAATGGGATATTACTGCAGATAAAGCTACAGACCAGTTTGCCGAAAGAACATTGGCAACCCGGTCAGTTAACCGTCACCCAGTTACCTTTGATTTCTGTTCAACAGATCTCATTCAATTTACAGGGCGTGCGATGCGGTTTGAAAATGTGAATGGCGACGATATTTTGCTTTATCCTGGAGTTGCAGTCATACCACGAGCTGATGGGGCGTTCGCTCTGATTGATTTACGCGAGTTACAAATCAGTTCAGAATATCGAAGATTCCACGAGGAAGAAGGTGTTCCCAGTGATTCACGCATAGATGGGTATACATGGGCGAAAACGAATAAGAATGGCTCGCCAGACCGTAGATTTAAAGGCAACTACCAAATCCCTATTTGCGTTTATGGCAATATTACCTTCCATTCTCAAACAGGGGTGACTGAAGAATATATGGTATCAAATACAGATGCAGCGCAAGCCTTTACTGAAGCAGTTAAGCGCTATCAAACCTCACTCACAGAATCCGAAGCGTTGGGAATGGCCTAACTTATAGCTGACATGGGGTGTCGGGGGTCGGAGGTTCAAATCCTCTCGTGCCGACCAAAAACATATTGAAAACCAGCCGCTTATGGCTGGTTTTTTATTGGTGATTTTCTTGTGGGGAAATATTGGGGAATAACTGGGGAATAAATACCGATAATATCTCTTCAATCGGACGAAAAAATCCCATCATGTAGATCGTATCACTCGCTTGACACTGTATTTATTTACAGTAAAAATATAAACTCCTCTGACAGAGATTAAGGAGACTGTTATGTTTGTTGAGTTGGTTTACGATAAGCGAAATGTTCAGGGCTTGGATGGCGCCAGAGAAATTATTTTGGCTGAGCTGACAAGGAGAGTTCATAGCATATTCCCTGATGCTGAAGTGAAGGTTAAACCTATGCAGGCTAACGGATTGAATAGTGATGCCAGCAAAAGTGACCGTGAAAAGTTGAACCGTATGCTGGAGGATATGTTCGAAGAGTCTGATATGTGGCTTACTAATGAATGATTACCCATATTGTCATCACAGTGAACCCGGATCCACTACCGAATTTAGCGTTCTCTTTTGGCATATTCGCAACTTTGCGTAGCTCCTTCCAGTTTCACAACGTATCGCTTTACGCATTTCATCCTCATCAGCATAATCACCCCGAATCCGTTTGTAAGACTTAACCAGCGCGCGCTACTTTTTCTCCCTGCCCTATACTTTCAGTCTGACTGACTGGAGGTTTCTATGTGTGGACGTTTTGCACAAGCCCAAACCCGTGAAGAATATCTGGCATACCTGGCTGATGAAGCCGATCGTGACATTGCGTATGATCCGGAACCTATTGGCCGGTACAACGTGGCGCCTGGTACCAAAGTTCTGCTGCTGAGCGAACGCGACGAGCAGTTGCATCTTGATCCGGTCCTGTGGTCATACGCGCCAGGATGGTGGGATAAACCGCCTCTGATTAACGCGCGCGTCGAAACGGCGGCTTCAAGCCGAATGTTTAAACCGCTGTGGCAGCACGGCCGAGCAATCTGCTTTGCGGATGGATGGTTCGAATGGAAAAAAGAAGGCGACAAGAAACAGCCCTACTTTATTCACCGAGCAGACGGTCAGCCAATTTTCATGGCGGCGATCGGAAGCACGCCGTTCGACCGTGGAGACGAAGCAGAAGGTTTTCTCATTGTGACGTCAACAGCTGACAAAGGCCTAGTAGACATTCACGACCGCAGACCACTGGTTCTGTCACCAGATTCAGCACGCGAGTGGATGCGTCAGGATGTTGTCGGCAAAGAAGCTGAAGAGATAGCTGCCAACGGTACCGTGCCCGCCGAAAAGTTTATCTGGCACGCAGTGTCTCGCGCCGTGGGGAACCCAAAGAATCAGGGGCGAGCGTTGATCGAACCAGTATAACTCTTTCCCCTCCCATTCATAACTTTAGGATGAAGTTCGTCAGCTTTTTTGTATGTTTCGTACATCCAACATCTTGTAATGCAAATTTTTTAATTCTTCATTTGACTCTTCATATGGTTGTGATAAACCTAGTTGTAGCAAAGATTCTGTATATACAGATAGTGCAATAAAAAAACCTATGTTGTACAATGCTGCGCCTCTGATAAGCGTCGCGATAGGGAAAAATAGGCATTTTCTGTGCTATGCAGTACTTGAAATGAGCTAAACTAGACGCATGTTTGTATATACAACATCATTCAGCAGCACAAGGAACGGTCGTGATGAAGCTGATAATCTCACCAGCTATACGGCAAAAGCTGGCAAGCAAGCAACCACCCGTTAATGAAGACGACATTCTACAATGTTTTTCTAACAGGACAGGACATCTTCTTGAAGATGATCGAGAGGACAATCGAACCTCACCACCGACAAAATGGTTCATTGCTGAAACTGATTACGGTGTACCTCTCAAGATTGTTTTCATCGCACGCCCGGGGAAAGGCATCTTTATCCGTACAGCCTACTCCCCCAACGACGAAGAAATTCGTATATATGATAAATTTGGAAAATAAGGTCAATTTATGAGCAAATCCGCCGACAAAAGAACTGCTTCCGCAGGTTTGATTGCATCCACTGATGATGCATGGGACTCTCGCGAGCTTGGTTCCAGCGAAGCTCACGTCAGAGTGTCAGACGACCTGTCAGAAATGGATATCAATGATGCCTTGGAATTGCATCCAATCTCTATCCGGTTGAACAAATCCCTGATAGAAGATCTAAAAATGATTGCAGACCTTCATGGCTTGGGCTACCAGCCGTTGATTCGTCAAGTTCTGACACGCTTTGCTGACTGTGAGAAGAAGCGCATTCTACAGGAAGTGCATTCTAAAGAACTGGAAAGACCCAAGCGTGAAACTAGGCAAAAAAAGGTAGCATGACATAAACCCGCTTCGGCGGGTTTATAATTTTTAAAGCATTGATCTTGCCAAACATCTATCTAATAAAAAAAATCAGCATAAACCGAACCTGCTACCTGACAATAAGTAGATCGGAAAATCTTGTTGTATACCTTGGAGAAAGCATTTCACGCTTCATTTGCCACTGCTGCTGAATGCCCTGCCCGGCGAAGTAGAGCGTTCCTTTTCCGTCTTTCGCGTTCAAGTGATCGAGCACCTGCATCAACTTATCGCTTCCAGCGCGCGGCGCGTGCTCATCGAAAAGGTTCAGCTGCGCCACCCCTTGGCTGAAAAAATCCCCCAGCATGATTCCAGCCTTTTGATAGCGGTGGCCATCCTTCCAGATTTTGTCCAGGCACTTTACCGCGGTGTTGATGATGTCGCGGGAATCCTGAGTGGGGGTGAGAAGCTTCATTGACGCGCTGTTACCGTAATACGGCTCGTTCATGGCAAAAGGTGACGTCTTCACGAACGCAGAGATAAAACGGCAATACTGGTGTTCACCGCGAAGCTTTTCAGCGCCACGCGCCGCATAGCTGCAGATGGCCTGACGCATCTGCTCATATTCTGTGACGCGTTCGCCGAAAGAACGACTGCAGACGATTTCCTGCTTTGCCGGCGCAAACTCCTCCAGATCAAGACATGGTTCGCCGCGCAGCTCCCGAACCGTTCGCTCTAGGACGACATTGAAGTGCTTTCGAATAATCCACGTACTCTGCTCAGAGAGGTCCAGAGCTGTTTTGATGCCCATGGCATTAAGCTTTTTACTGATTCTGCGACCAACGCCCCAAACATCCTCTACAGGCACGATCGCCAACAGCCGACGCTGCCGATCGACATTTGACAGGTCAACTACCCCGCCCGTCTGTCGCTGCCATTTCTTTGCGGCGTGATTAGCGAGTTTAGCGAGTGTTTTTGTCTGAGCAATGCCAACGCCAACGGTAAGGTGCGTACGCTTCAGAACCGTAGCGCGGATCTCTTTGCCAAAGTCAGTCAAATCCCTGCAGTTCCTAACGCCCGTCAGGTCACAAAAAGCTTCATCGATACTGTAAATTTCGACGCGGGGGCTCATTTCTTCCAGCGTCGTCATTACCCGGTTCGACATATCAGCGTAAAGCTCGTAATTGCTGCTGAAGCAAACAACGCCAGCGCGCCGGAAAAGCTCCTTTTGCTTGAAGAAAGGCTCGCCCATTGCTATCCCTGCGGCTTTTGCCTCTGCGCTGCGCGCGATCACGCAGCCATCGTTATTTGAGAGAACGACAACCGGCCGCCCTCTCAGGTCCGGCCTGAATACAGTCTCGCATGATGCGTAGAACGAATTCACATCACAGAGAGCAAACATATTCAGCTCGCAGATTTAACGATGAAAGTTACGACGCCGAAAACGTCCAGCGTGTCTTCGCTGCCAACAACAATCGGGCTGTAGGCGCTGTTCATAGGATTTAGTTGCACGGTCGGGCGCAGCTGCAGGCGTTTAACAGTGAACTCCCCTTCCACCGCAGCGATGACAATGTCACCATGCTCAGCAGTCCTAGAGCTGTCCACCACCAGCAGGTCACCGTCACTGATCCCGGCTTCGATCATAGAATCACCCGCGGCTTTGACGAAATACGTTGAACTCGGGTGAGCGACAAGCAACTCATTGAGATCGATGCGCTGTTCAACGTAATCAGCCGCGGGGCTTGGGAAACCACACTGTACTAAGTCACTGAAAAGCGGGAGAGCAATAATTTCTCGCAGTTCTGCAGGCCTGATAAATTCCATGTCGCATATCTCTATAACTGTTTTTATATACAGTAGTTTCATTTGAGCATGCATGCAAGACAGAGGGGCTGTCAGGAATGATTAAAGCTTCGCCGTTTCGTTTCTAAGTTTCTATGTCGCTTCGAATTATGAGTTTTGTAAATTTCATAGATGTAACCCTCTGTGAGCAGATTTAAGCCGGTTTTCATTTTCCCATCTGATAAACATCTATTTCGATAATGGCCTTTCGGTGGCTTGCCACCCTCTTATGCCTGGTGAAGTAGTTATGAACCCAGATTCATGCCTGGAACATGTGATCCGGTCCGGCTATGTGGTTATGCCATGCGATGAAGCAGAAAAATTCACTCTCGGAGAGATACAGAAAATGATCGCCATAGCACGGCGAGCACGGGATCGGTGGGTCCAACCTTAAGCACGCAGAGCAGCCAGCTATTGCATGCAGTGAGGCTGCTCAGTTAGCATTGAGATAAATTATTTTATTAAGAATAAGGAGAACCCGTGTTCAAATGGCTTAGGAAAGCAAACAGGTCTAAAAATTATTATCTGAAAAAAGTAAAGCTAAGGTTAAAGCTTAACCTTTTGAGCGCAGTAACCGCCCTGACTCGTCCTTCCCGGCCTGAACGTGAGTTGGTCACCAACCACTTAGTCATACCTTTCATTGCTAAAGGTATTGGCGATGCTGTTGTTATTGGTGGGGTAATTAACATTCTGGTGAAACACAATTACCGAGTATCTGTAATTGCAGACAAAAGGACTTATTTTTTATTTAATGAGTGGGATAATCTAGACGGGTTATATTTATATGAACCTAAAAATAAAAAACCGCTACTTACTGCGCTAAGTCAGATCAGTCCATTTATTTTCATTGATTCACATGAAGTAACCCACTCTAATATTGATACGTTTAATTTAATTAGACTCTCCAAGCCTTACAAAACCATTGGATTCACAAGCGAATATCGGATATATGATGAAGTTATTAAAATCAAAAATCCTCAAGCGCATATCAGCTCTCGATATATTGACTTGCTTGAAAGATTAGGGCTCAGTGTCACAGATTATGATTATTCTGTTATCATTCCTAAAGAAGACACTGAAGCGGCACGAAGTTTTATAAAAAAGACCACGGATAAAAAAATAGTTTCATTTATCCCCTACGGTAGCGTCAGCGAGCGTTTTTTCTCAGCCTCCCAAATTGGGACCATAACAAATCACATGGCAAAATACGCCAATTCGTATCATATGATCATCCTCGGGGAACAGCATAAGATTGCACATATCCCCGATTCAGAAAATGTCACTAAAAATACGACACCGTCATTCTTCTCTGCAGCACAAATAATCAAAGATAGTGCTCTGGTGATTTCCCCAGACACTTCTTTTGTACATGTATCCAGAGCATTTCAGAAAAAATTAATCTGTGTTTACCCATTTAAAATACTCAGCGCATCAGCAGATAATGCGGATGTGTGGGGGCCAAACTATAAATTAGCTAAACAGGTGAGACTAAAAGAGCGTCGCGTTATGGATGCTGATGTAAGTCCTATACTTGATTTGATTGATGAATGCTTGAATAGTAACGAGGATTGTTCCAAAAGGTAAGAACCCTCACATTGTAGTTTCTGTCTCTCCCCCTGGCTTCTCAGGCCACAAAACATCCGGAGCCTGAGAAGCATTAACACGACTTAGCATGACAGTGTATACTTCCCATTTTTCAAGCGATTTTTTTTCTTCATCAGTAGCGATCCCGTATTTTACGGCTCTTTGAAGTGGTGCAATCGCTACCTCCGCTTCACTTAATCGCTGCGCTTTCTCTTTTTCTGCTTCCGAAACCACGTCAACAGGAACCTGAACAATTTTCCCATCACTATACATCCAAGAACCGTCAATATTCACCCCTTCAGGATAATCGCTTAGTGCCACTTCAGCTACGCTCATATTTTCAGGGTAAAACATCGACACCGCATAGATATTTCCTCGCTCAGGGACTCGTTCATCAACGACTGAGCAAATAATCCCGTTGCTGTCGTACATAATTTTCACTGTTTCATCTGAAAACAATTCGTGACATTCAAACCAATCTCTGCCGTCTTCTGATTGTAGGAAAATAGGGACTGTTCCATCCATTGCAGTATATAACTCCAATTGTTTATGTGTTGGTTTTACAACCTTAAAATTCTTAATATTTTGCATAATCGTTTCTTTACCCTGTGATTGTAACCCAAGTGCCATTGATATTTCTCTGGATTGGTTTGTAATAAAACCTTACGGCGTTAGCATTTGAAGAGCCGGGAGATGTGTATCCTGTAGAAACACAACCAGCTGGAAGATAAAGACTCCCACCGGAGGCATCTGCGGAAAGACTGAGTGATTGCGCTCCAAGCTGCACCCCTTGCACATAGCGTGCATCAGACTCTGCTTTTGTATAAGCCTGCCCTGCTGGGGTGTAGTTGCCTTTTGGCTGGAAACGACCGTCACTTTCTGTTTTTGTATAAGAATCCCCAGTTTTTGCAAGTTTTACCACGTTATTACTTACTCTGTGGCGTAGATAAGGCTGCGCTGCATCACCGCTGACAAATCCTGCGTATGTAGCACCATCTGTTAACACATATCGTGCGTCAAAATTTACGTAACTAGACGGAATGACCTGACCTGTAATATTGACATTTTTTCCGCTTGTGGCGGTGATATTGATTGAACCATCACTTTTCAGATTGACACTGTTATTTCCGCCCTTGTAATTATTGAAAACGACATCAGCATTATTTGTTGAGCCTGCTCCTACATACCAGTGATTCACATTAGCCGAATCAACAGAAATTAAATAACTAGCATAACCCGCAGTTTTTGGCTGTAACCTGATAGCCTCACCATCAAAGTTCACGATGAGTCTGCCTGTCATCGTGTCGCCCGTTTTGGCAACCGCCCCAATCTCGCTGGGAGTAGGTTTATTCAACTTGCCATACAATTCATTTACATAAACCCTGCCTGCATCAATACCTGCTTGGTTTGCACCAACAACGATAGTTTTGCCAGAATTATAATCTATTGAAATTAAGCCGAAAGTATCGCCAGTGTTACCGAAGAAATTCACTGAGTATTTCGTTAAACCATCAGGATTCGTTACTGCTGAATTCCATATCGGGCGATAAATCCCACCACCATATTGCTTTAAAAACTGGAGATACTTAGCTGCTGTGTTTATGTCAGCCCCCGGGAGCATATCTCCCGAACTTCCACCAATGCCACGACATCCCAGCGTCATCAACCGCCCGCCGTTAGTGTCATCATATTGTGTAGTGACATCTTTTGTTGCTGCGGTTTTAAGTTCCAGGGCAGTCCTTGATTTAGCCTTATCGGTAAGGTCTGAAAGGTTGTTACTTTTCTGGAGTGCATTAACGATACGCGTGTCATCGCCTGCCGCAACAGTATTGGCAACTTTCCCCACGTCCAGTACGGCTGCCCCCTTCAGGCCCAGGCTTTTTCGTGACTGAACGACATCCTTCACATCGCTCAGGTTCGCATCCTGTCGCAAAAATAACCCGTCGCCCGTTGCCACCTTCAGTTCAATGCTCGCAGTTTCGGATACCGCCAGGCGGTATTGCAGGTTCACGCTGACACCGTTTTCTGGCTTCTCTATGGCGGCACAGTTCGCAACGGAATACAGCTCTCCTGCATCGGTCAGCAGGCCAACTTCCCTCACCACGAACCCACCCACACCTGTCGCTAACACCAGCTGAGCAATAAACTGGTTCGCCTGGTCTGGCGAAACCTGCAGCGCGGATATCGCGTTGCGATAGACTTCACGGACCAGTTTCGTCTGTGCCGGATCAGGCTTAACGGGCTGGCCGTTCCCGTCACCCACCACAAAATCTTTAATAATGACGGGCTTCCCGGTCGCAGAGGACAGCGCCTCCAGCTCCTTGCCCCGGTTGGTCAGAATGCTGTAATACTTCTCAGCCATGGCTAAACTCCTGCCTCAATATCAACATCAATCCAGGCGGTGACAGCACCCCCCGTGTAATAGGTTCCCTTCGCGCCCAGATCGGCGATCACGTCAATGGTGGTCAGCAGACTACGCAGGTTCTTGGCTTTATCCACCTGACGACGTATGCGCTGATACAGCGCCTCATCAATGGCCTGGAGGCTGAAGACCTCCACCCGGAAGGTATACGGGGGCTTGCGGGGTTCATCTTCCCACCATTCCACGACGGTCGTAGGCAGACTGAGGGCACTCAGTGACCGCCTGACCGCGCCGGCGGTACCGCGGTGCTGATGGACGTACGCAGCATCCTTAATTACCTGCCGTTTTTCTTCCTCCGTCCAGGCGTCTTCCCATGAATCCACCGCAAACTCCCAGGCGAGCCAGGGCAGCAGATGTGCGGGGCAGGTATCAGGATTTTTCACCTTCCGGACCATGTCCGTATCCAGCCCGGTGATCTGCTCCGTGCTGACCTGCTCCAGCGCCCGCTCCGGATGAATGGCTGAAGGGGGAAGGAGGGTTCTAAATTTATCCACTGACGCCTCCTTTACGCGTGACGTTTATCGCGCTGCACCACGGGGCCTGCCCGGCAGCCGCTTCCAGATCGGCCGTCGGGCTGATCAATTTGACCCGGGATACGCCAGGCTGCTGCAGGGAAGCGTATAACGCAGAGAGCGGTACGATGGCGTTAATACGATGGGAAAGCTGGGTATAGCTCGTCAGCGTGCTGATGGCATTCTCCAGCACCGTCTGCGCATCCGGCCCATCAGGAATATCGAGTTCAGCCGTGACGGCATAGCTGACAACAGTGGCACTTTTCACGCTCACAAAATCGGTCAGCGGCCTGACTTCATCGGCACTCAGTTTGTTTATCACGGTTTCGATCAGGATAATCCCGGCCTCACCATTGCCCGTTCGCGACAGCACATACACATCCACTTCACCGGGTCGGTTATGGGTCTCCGGGCCGTAGGCATCCGCATCCAGCACATCGTTATCTGCCGATTTGGCATGAAAACGGTACGCGTTGCGCGCGCCGGCAGTGTTCAGTTGTGCCCACGACAGCTGGATGCGCTCACGAAAAGCGTCATCACTTTCATAGACAGGTTCGACGGGTGGTACCGCATCCGGATCGCCGGGGACAATCACCAGGCGGGAAACGTTGAAGGCCGCCCCCAGCTGGTCGAGATCGGCCCCTCTGGCGCTGGCAAGGAAAACAGCCCTTACCGCGTCGTTGACACGCTGAAACGCCAGCGTCAGCTGATAGGCGTTGATCTCCCCCTGTTTATACGCCGGGTCAGATTCGACCAGGGCGTCGAACTCTGGATCCAGTTCGCGCAAGCGCGCCAGCCAGCGGGTAAAAATATCGGCGGAATCCGGTACCACAATGGCATCCGGTACCGCCAGTGCGGACAGGTTAATTACGTCGTAACTACTTGCCATAAATCTGTATGCCTCCGGTGCTGACGGGAAGATTATTCTCTTTGTTGATCCCCTCGATATCGACGACACACCCTGTTTCATCGGCCGGGAAAGTAACCATCACACGCCTAACCCGCAACCGGGGCTCCCAGCGTGCCAGGGCTGAGGCCGTGGCCGCGATAATCCGCAACCGGGTGAGATCGTCGCGAGGATTGTCCACCAGCGAAAACAGGTCACTGCCGTAATCGCGCACCAGCACGCGGCTGCCGAGCGGTGTGGAGAGGATATCGCTGACGGACTGGCGCAAATGATCGCTGCCGGACAGGCGTTTACCGGTCCGGCTGTTTACACCGTTCATAATGTTTTTCCGTATGAGGATCGCCAGGTGGCGGAGAGTTAACCGAAATAATCCGGGCCGGTGTTATCCTTGCTGCCGGATTTTTTTGAGGATTTCGCAGGCTTGCGGATATCAACCACCAGGTTGTACGTGTAGCTGAAACCGGCAGGCGTCAGAGAATACACCAGCGATTCCACCACCCAGGCACGATCTTCCCGTTCGCCAAAGCCGGACGTGGAGACGCCGGATTCTGCTGTGAGCGGGACATGCTTCGGGCGGCACGGTCCTGTCACCGTCATTTTCTGCTCATTGCGCCGGGCCTGCGTTTTTTTCGATTTAGCCTGCTGGTCAGCAGTGGCCTTTGCGGGCTGGGTATAGGGATTCGCCATCGAGGGACCGTCATGGTCAACCGTGGTGGTTTTGGTCTTCCCGTCCGCTTCATCATAATAGCGAACCCCGATTTTGCCCGATGACTTACCGCTGCTGCCGGTCGCTTTCCCCGTCGAACTCCCCCGCTCGCCCTCACTGTATGACCAGTTTGAGACTTCCTCCGGAGTGATAACCAGTTCCCCGGTCTGCTCACCTGAGGCGTTAGCCGTTGCGCCCTGCCGGAGAAAAAGCCAGTACCCGCCAGAGGGTTTGCTGACGGCGTTCCAGGTTCGGGCCAGTCGGGTCAGCAGGTTGGCGTCAGACTCCGCCACCTGATCAACATGGTCAATATGAATATTCGCAAGCTCCGTGGCCACTTTCGGTACCAGACCGTTTTCGGTGGCCACGGTTTTAACCAGATCCGCCAGTCGCAGATTATCCCAGCTTCGGGTCTTCTGGCTCAGCACATCACCGGGATGTTTCTGCGCGTTCATGGGCGCGGCCGTGGCATAAATTTCCACGCGTCGTGGCGGACCACTGCTGCCGACGCCGGATACCACGAACCGGCCCTTATCCACCAGCTGGTCATTGAAGCCCAGCGCCACGCGCAGCCGCGCGCCTTTGGTCGGTAAAGGGAGGGTTTCTGATAGTAACGTGATTTTTAGCTCATCCGCTTTTGCCGTGGCGCCGCCGTAATCGGTCAGCGTCATCTCTGCCAGGCTCTGCTGCAGCGCGCGGGTGATATCCTTTCCTTCCGCGCTGACGCTGAACGCCGGCGCGTATTCCGGTTTAAAAATCTGTTCAGTCATATTAATCCCACAGGCTGAAGGCGGAGTCCTGCACCGGCGGTGCCAGATCCGGCAGGGTGATGAAGAGACCAGACGGATAAACCGCGCCGGCATCAGCCAGTCCCGGATTCGCTTCAAGCACCTGTGTCACGATATAAGACAGATTTTCCGTGCCGTAATGCAAAGCGCAGACGGCATCCAGCACGTCACCGTCACGGGTTTGATATGTCGTCGGCATAATGTTTCAGCGTCATCGTCCAGTTTTTATTTCGGTGGCCGCCACCGGGCAGGAAACGGTTTGTTGTGTCGGAGAAGTCGATCACCACCCACCAGCCCAGCACATCCCCTTCACCGCTGACCAGTTGCTGTGGCTTGTTCTGGTCGGCGAGATCGTAGAGATCGTTAACGGCATCCACCCCCTTACGGAAGAAGGCATGCGATTCACCTTCAAGCCGGACGGTTCGCCCTGGCTTGCCGGTGTACTGCAGCAGGTCCTGTTTGCCGATTCGTTCCTGCTCGCTCCATCGCCAGCTGGCCTCACGGGTCAGCTGGTTATAGGCCGTGGTATCGATGGAAAAGGCGAAATCGCCCAGCATCATCATCACCCGGGCGGCCTGTGCACCACGCGCCGCGCTGGCCCCTGCCTGCCCGAAGTCTTCAAAGACAGGAATGATTTCACTCACCAGATTTGCCCTCCGTCCAGCATGCTGCTGTCACCCGTAAAAGCCGGGCTGCTTTTCGTCACAGCCTCCACCTCGTCAGCAATCCCCCGCTCGTCCTGCCCCGGTGCGCCGTGAATTTCAAACCGGTATTCGAACCGGCGGTTGTCGGTCAGTTGCCGGGGGGCGGGTGCGGCGTCTGCTGCATCCAGTTTCTGCAACAACATATCCCAGCGGCCTTCCGCATCCGTGCCGGCATTCCCCCGGCCGTCGTCAGCATTACCTGAAAGCGGTACGGTGCGCGGTACGGCAGTCTGCCCGGGTGTGCCCTGCTCCGTTATGCCCGGTACCACCTGCGGGGATGTTTCTGGCGGTAATGGCGCCAGCAGGGTACGGGGATAATTATTCCATACCGTCGGGCCGGTACCGGGCGTGACAGGCTGCTGTACCGGCTTCATTAACCCATCCGGCCCGAACAGTCCGCCGCTGTTCTCCGGTGTCAGATACTTATCGAGGGTGGTGTTGAATGTCTCCTCGTCATCACGGAAAAAGCCCCGCGTATCCCGGTAAGATTTTTTCACATCGTCAGGCAGGTCCGGCTTTTCCTTCAGTTGTTGTTCAAACCATTCTCCCTGGCCGTTTCGCTGCGCCGTCATCCGGGCGATATCGACCGAGCCGGTCATGGCCAGCGATTTAAGGACATCCCGCTGATCGCTTCGCTCATCCGGCAGCAGCCAGGACATTTTTTTTGCCAGCGCGTACGCCACCTTCCCGACAAAAACAATTCCCTGCCCGAACGTCAGCACCCCCGGATAGAGATCATTGCGCAGGAAACTGACGATGCGTTTGATCCCGCCGCCTTTAAACCACTCCGCCAGATCATCAGTAAGACGGCGTACATCCGGCGCCAGTTCATTACCCAGCTGGCCGGAGATTTCCGCGACCGCAGAAGAGAACACAGTCTGCAGGTTGGTAATGGCGCGGTTGCCTTCCATTGCACCTTCTGCGCCCTCTTTCGTGACCAGGTTATACCGGCGCTGCTCGTCCATCAGATCACGATAACTCTTCCCGGACTGCTTCAGCAGCATCAGCAGTTTGCTGGCCTCTCCACCAAACAGGGAATCCAGCGCAAACGAGGCTTTCGATTCATCCTGCAGGCTGAGCGCACGCTCAACGATTTTCTCAAACTGCGCCATATCGCTGAGCCCGGCAAAATCGCCCGCCTTAAATCCCAGCGTTTCAAACGCGTCCTGCAGCGCCCCCTGCTTGCCGTTCTGCTTGTACTCCCCCGCCTTATGCAGATACTCCTCGAACAGATCGCCGATGTTCTCCCCGTTCATGTCGTACTGTTTTGCGAGCGTGTCCCAGGCATCAAACGTCGGAATATCCACGCCATAGCTTTTCGCCACGCCGGCTCGCCGGGCCGTCTCCGCGTTGGTGGCAGCCGGGGCAATCAGGGTGCCCAGTGCGGAAGCCACCACCCCGCCGCCGCCGATCGCCAGCCCCGGCGCCACCATGCCGCCCAGTTGACCGGCGATACCCAGCCCGCGGCGAAAGAGACCTTTACCGGCTCCCTTGAATGCCGCCAGCCGCTGTGCCTTCTGCATCTGCTGGTTCAGTTTCTGCTGCTCGGCTTCAGTTTTGCGGATTTCGCGGGATACGTCGCTGTAACGCCGTTTAAGATCGCCAAGACTCTGCCCGGCGAGCTTTGCCCGCTTGATTTCCGCTGCCAGCTTCGCCTGGTCTTTCGTCAGCTTTTCTGACTGCTTACCGACATCCTTCAGGCTCTTTTGCAGGCCGTTCGCTGAACGGCTCCATGAACTGTCGATATTGCCGCCAAAGGTAATAACGGCCTTAAGGTTCTGGCTTAATCCGGCCACGATTTACCGCCTCCACTTCGTCGGTGAGAAAATCAGAAAACACGCTGAACGGCATATCCAGATATTCCGTCATGGGAAAATGCAGGCGCCGCCCGAGAAAACGTATCGCCCGGATCAGGCTTTTTTCGGTCGCTCCGCGGGCGGGAGCATAAAAACATTAAACGCATCCAGCAGCTGCGCATAATCCGCCGCCGTCAGTTGCCAGATATCCTGTTCACTGAGGTTGCACAGCAGCGCAATCATGCGCGCTTCTTTTTCTTCTTCGCTGCCGTGGTCTTTAGAAAAAGCAATACGGTCACGGACCAGCGGCTCGCGCAGCGTCACCTGTTCGAGGAGGCCACCGTTCTCGAAAGAAATGGGGGAATACAGTTTGATGACGCGGGTTTCACCGGGAAAATTCATAACACTCTCCGTAAAGTAAAAACGGCCCGCAGGCCGCTATAGAAGGAAGACAGACTCAGAGGCGGACTTTAGCCGCCAGGCCGGATAACACATCCACACCATTTACGCGTCGCGCGAAGCGCTCAGTATCAATGGCAAAAAGTTCGCGGCCGTCTTTGGTCTGGCGGTAATAGCTCACGGCGATATCCACCGTGACAGCGTTTTCCGACAGGCTGTCCTTGCCCCGCGCATCCGGAGTGACGGTCTGCACAAAGCCCTCGATCTCCTCGATGGTGCCCAGCGCGGTACCGTTCGCCAGATAGCCCTGATACGCCGTAAAGCGCGGACGGCTGCCGCTGACAAAACCGAAAGCGGTCAGCATGTCCACGTCCATACCGTAAAATTTCAGCTGGCAGGTCAGGGCCTCCATGCCATCATCCACGGGAGAAGGTGCATCCTGCGCGCCGGTGCGCAGATCGGTTTTGACAATGGACAGAGCCGGCGGTGTAAATTCATGCGCGCCCTGAATACGGATCCCCTGCCGGAAGAAGGTCCAGACGCGTAACGTGTTTTTCTCGCTCATGCTGCCAGCATCTCCTCAAGCGCATAGTTGTTATTCACCCGGACGCGCAGGCTGATAAGCTCAGTCGGCGATTTCGGACCGAAGTCATAGTTGATGTACAGCACGCCCGCCGCCATGCTCTCTGCGGTATTAAGCTCCTCATCCAGCCAGGCGCGGCCACCAAAAATGGCACCGAGCCCGACCAGCTGGCGCATATAGGCGTTGATGGTGCCGATAATGTCGTCAGCGTTTTCACGGTCAAGCGGACGGTCAACGTATTCCAGCATCGTTTCCTGAATGCTGTCCTCGATGACGTCAGCGGTACGGCGAACCGATTCGAAGCGCCACTGTGGGTTGGTGCCACACAGACGGTTGCCCCAGTGCTTAAACCCGGCCCGGCGGATGATGGTGGAGACGTTCTGCATGTTAAGCAGGTTGGCATCACAGTTTTCATCGCCGAGAATGAACTCGTCTATCTGCTCCACGCCGAGGATATTGTTAATGTCCTGGTTGGATTTACTCCACCACCAGCCCTTCTCAAAGTCGATACGGGCACGCAACCCCGCCGCAAAGGCAGAATACGGGCGGTAGACCAGCTGACCGTCGGCGTTGCTGACCTGAACGCGCGGGCGCAGCAGTTCAGTACGCATGCCGTAGGACTGACGACGCTGAACCACTTCCTGCAGGGTGGTGCCGGATTCACAGTCAACATATGCCACTGCACGCAGTTTGCCGGCAACGGTCTCCAGCGCCTTACCCACGGCATCATCTTCACTGAAACCCGGAGCTATCACGATACGGGGCTGGTACGTCGTAACCGATTTTGCAGACGACAGCGTACCAATCCCGGTCAGCACCGCCGCACGCTGTTTCGCTTCGTCAGTTTCTTCCGACACACGAACCACCACCGTCAGTGCATTTCGCTGGTCGTTGATTTCGGTGAGTGCCTGTTTCAGCGTGCCCTTATCACCGAGACGGGAGAGCATCGTGGTACCGACAATCGCCACCGGCGTATTCAGCGGGAACGGCTCATCCTCGCCACCGGACAGCTGCAGGCTGAACGGTGTGACAATACCGCTGCCGCTCCCCTTAGCCGTCATCTTAACATCCGCCACCGTGCCGACGGCAGCAGTAACGTCTGCCGGGGTTGCCGTCAGCTTTCCGGTGTCGTCACAACCCAGCGTGATGGTCAACGTTAATGCCGTTGCGTCCCACACAGCCGTCGTCTCCACCTCAGCGGGATTTGCTGCATCAGGAACACCGGCAACCGCCTCAACCGACAGGACATTGCCCGCCCTGCCTGCGATCGTCGCGGCAAACTCCACAACGTTATCCAGAATAGGCGTCCCGACGGTACCCGCTGCCGGCGTTCCGGCTGAGGCATCCGGCGCGGTACCCACCAGACCGATAATGGCCGTCTGGATCGTCGTGACCGCGACCGTACCGGATGTCAGTTCGATCGTTTCCACACCATGTAAATTCGCCATTCATTTTCTCCAGGCATAAAAAAACCAGCCGCGGCAGGTCACATTTTTTGATTGGGGGGATTTGTGGTTCCGCCGCCGTCACCATTTTCTTTGTGGTCATGGCGGTTATAGGTTTCGCGGATCCCGCTCATTTTCCCGGCACCGTCTGAAATCTCCTGGGTTGCACCGATATTCCCGGCCACGTTCGTGTCGGCGTTTATCTGCGTTTTCCCCTGTACGGTCAGGGTATCGGTAATTTCCACCGGACCGTCAAGCGTACCTTTTCCGATGATTTTGTAGGACCCACCCTCCGCCAGAGTGATGGTCAGGGCATGCGCGGCACGGTCATAGCGGATCTCGGTACCGTCGCCGTAACGGGTGATATGCTCGCTGTCGCTGCCCTCCGGCACCGGCAGACCGCCGGTATTCCAGCCGGGAAACACCCGGCCATTATTCAGCTCGCCCGCCTCCGACAGTACCGTGACTGCATCCCCGACCGCATACGGATTGGAGTCAGCCCGGTTAGTACCCGAAAAGCCCTGGCAGAGCGGCAGCCAGGTGGTGGTGATGTCGCCCAGATCCACCCGGCATTTCGGAATACCGTCATGCTTAACGGAATGAATAACCCCGCGCCGGACAATGTTTGCCAGGCGGCGCTGTAAATCGCCCTCAATATCACTCATCGAGTTTCGCCTCGTAAATCAGCTGATAATCGTCCACATGTGCCCGCCCGATATCCGGTGCTTTACCGAGCCAGACGGCATTCAGCGGGGCATTGATCTGCGCAAACGGATCCGCACCAAAGGCCGCTGACTGTGTGAAGGAAATCCTCCAGACCAGATAATCATCCATGCGCGGATCAAACTCATCGCGTGACGCATCGATAAACACGGCTGGCTCCGGACTGGTCAGGCCGAACAGCTGGCCATCAATCCACTGGGTGATATCTGCGGCCGCCGTGCGCAGGAAAATTTCCGGCCGGCTGACTCCCGCGCCGGCCGCATCCACCACCACGAACAAATCACAGGACAGATTAACGTTGAGCTGCCCCTCGTTGCCGCCGCCCTGCTCCCAGCCGTTAATGGAGAAATACACCGCCGGCGTTGTCAGCCCGGTAAAGCGGGGGACATTTTTTTCCGGATAGGCATCGGCGTCGCGCACCCAGTCGATTTTTTTCAGGGCGCCGGTGACAGCATCGTGGTACTGCCCCAGCAGCAATGGCTCGGCCATGGTTAACCTCAGACAGAAATACGGGCTTTCACGCGCCCGCGCAGATCGGTTTCAAAGTGATGCATGAAAATCTCCATCGCCTCGGCAAAGGCGTTATCTTCGATGTAGTTCAGCATCGGCTCATAAATATCAATTTCCGCTTCGCGGGTCCGCCGGGTGTCAGGATCGCGAATGACCACTGTCCGCCTGTTTTCCCGACGGGAGCGTGCCACTTCACCGTTTTCATACGTGCGCGGTGAAAGCAGACTCCCTTTTGGGGTAAAACCGGCGTTCTCCGCCTGGCGCCGCGCCTTAATAAACCGCCCGGTGGAGTTATCCCGTCGGGTATGGTGAGGTCTTACCCGCCCGTTAATCCGGCCTTTCAGGTCTTTGACCTTGATGGCATTCAGGCCAAACCAGAGACGCAAATTATCCAGTTTCGACTGAGAACTGCGATCAAGGCGAAAGGAAAGCAGACGCCGGCGGACCAGATCCAGACTGCGCGGCGCCAGACCGTCCTTCATGTCAGCAACCGCTTTCTTACGCAGCGTGGCGGCGGTGCGTTTCAGCGCACGGGAATACGCCGCCCGAAACTGTTTATGGGTGGCTCCGATGTGCTCTGCAATGCGCCAGATGGCATCCACATCGATATCGACGGGTAAATCCCGTCGCAGTCTGGATTCACGCGCCATATCAGCTCCACTTGTTGATTTCCGGCTGCGGTTTGCCCGGTGCACCATAAGCCAGGGTGACGCGGGTCCGCCCTTCTTCATCAGCACCAACGTGCGTTACGCGGTAAGCGGTACCGTTAATTTCCACCTCGTGGTGCTTCTCAAGCCCCGCGATATCGGCGGTCATCGCGCTGAATGCCGGGGCCCGGTCCTGAATCTGCCCCCCGCCCTGCACATCAACCGGCGCATCCGGCGTCTCAAAAATCACGGTGACAGGACGCAGTTCACTGTCAATGGACAGGACTGCAGGCACCTCTTCGGCAAATGCCCGGGAGATCCGGGCATCTGCTTTTAACAGGCGTTGACGGAAGCGGTTCATCAGTAGCCAAGCCGGACCGGAACAGTTCCGACATCAGCCGCCGCGTCTGCCCAGGCCGTTCCGGCCAGAGGATTAGGTGCGGCCGCTTCTCCCGCCTCAACGGTCAGTTTACCGTCGGCCAGATAGAGCTTCTGACCGACAGTGACTGCTTCCGCCGCCTTTGGCAGAACGAACACGCCCGTGGTGTGCAGCACGCCCCACAGCCCTGCCGGGATGTCATCGTGAGCGACGCCAACCAGGGAACCTGAAATCACGGCGTCACCCGAATGAATATCGGTCGCACCGGTATTCTGAAAATCAAGGGTGTTGCCATCCTGCTGATAATTTTTCGCCATTTTTCTCTCCAGACAAAAAAGGAGCAGCATTCGCCACTCCGTTATAAAAAAACCGTCAGAAGACGGTTGTTATTTTTTGGTGACTTTAACCATGCCACGCCAGTCAAGCGGAGCCACCCCGGCATCGATACGCACCTTGAAGGCGGCACCGTCAACGGTGAAGCCCTGCTGCTGCTCCAGATACGGCGTATCAATACCGTCCAGATACGCCACTTCGATAGTGTCGCGTCCCTGCGCAGCGGTCAGGTAGTAATCCGTCGGGCTGCTGTCATCCAGACGCGCCTCAGAGGCCACCGTCACAAAGTTCTGGATCGGGTTAACGATACCGCTGTTCGCATCCGCACCCGGCACGCTTGCAGACTTGATGAGCTGGTTAGCGCGTGACTCGATAGCCACTGGCGTCAGCATGTAGGCCGGACGAATATTCAGACGGCGATCGCCAGATTTTTGCAGCAGCATCGCCTTACGTGCCGTATCCAGGCCTTCGATACTCAAATCGGCGGAGACAAGGTTGCCATGATCGGCGTGGAACAGCGGCTTACCATCGGACATTTTCGGGTTGCTGGTCAGCACCGCCCACACCAGATCGCCCACGGTGGCACGCGCAGCAAGCCCCATTGCCTGCGGGATACGGGTCAGCATGTCTAGGTCGTCGTTAATGATGGTCTGGCGGTCAATGCTGAACAGTTCGCCGTAGGTCGCCAGGGCAATTGGCTCGCCGCGATCCTTGATGGTGACATATTTATATTCCGCCCCGGCGCGAACCTTGCGAAGCGATGCGAGTGATTCCAGACCGACGCGGTGCGCGGTTTTGAAATCGGTCAGCGTGCCCTTGCGGGTCCACTGTTCGAACGTCTCTGTGGCCTCATCCCAGCCCATCAGCGCCGCCTTGTGCGCCACATCCATCAGTATATTGCCGAAATCGCTGCTGCTGTGGGTGAACGCCAGCCCGACCATCGACTGCGCCGTACCAGCACCGGAGATACCAATGCCGCGATCGATCAGGGAAGCGCGCGCAAGTTCGCGCAGGGTGTAACCGTTATAGGCGTTATCCTTCTCGGCCTGCGCATAGCCCGCACGGGTCATTACCGCAGCGCGAATTGAATCACCCACCAGATTGCCGTTGCCAGCATAAAGGTGAATGGCACCCGGACCGGCGCTCGGGGTGGTACCCGCTGCCAGCGCCTGCAGAAGTTTGTCGCGGGCCTTTTCGGCGTTGCAGGAGAAATCGGCCAGGCATTCCGCTTTCAGCGTCGCGAAGGTCGGGAACGCCTCAAACACGGCCGACACGGAATTCACGCGCTCCACGTTCGCCGTCTGCATCTGCTGCTGCAACTGCTGGGCCAGTGCGGTTATATCGATGTTTGCCATTTGCTGCACAGGCTGTTGTGGCGCTGGCGGGTTCAGGTTCGCCTGTACCGGCGCGGGCTGCTGTACGGGGGCAGGCTGCTGTGGCTGATTCACCGGAGTTTCGGCACGCGGCGCAAAAAGGGATTTAATCTGTTCTGGCATGTTCTGGTAATCCTTCAGTTTATTTTCATTCACACAGGCCGCGGCCTGCAGTTCAGGTTCAAGCGTGTCGGCGAAACCTTTTTCCACCGCTTCGGCACCGTTAAGCCAGGTCTCCGCTTTCAGCATCGCCTCCAGCTCCTCCTGCCCCAGTCCGGTTTTGTTCATGTAGGCGCTGAGCATCAGGGCTTCATTCCGGTCAAGCCAGGCGGCATAGTCGCGCATATCGTCAGAGTCACCGGCAATGCCGCCCCACGGTTTGTGGACCATAATCCAGGCGTTCTCCGGCATGTGCACCGTGGCACCGGGCAGGCAGACAATCATCGAGGCCATGCTGGCCGCCACGCCGTCCACCCAGATATCCACCTTCGCTTTCAGCCGCGACAGGGTGTTGTAGATGGCAAAACCCTGCATGACATCGCCGCCCGGGCTGTGGATATGCAAATCCACCGCGCTGGCCTCAAACACCCCCGCTTCCTTACAGTCAGTAACGAACTGCTGGGCAGTGATGCCCCAGCCGCCGATCACGTCATAAAGGAAGATTTCGACGCGACCTGCGGCCAGCGCACGGATTTCATACCAGCACTGGCCGTTTGCCGCATCGACACCCGCCAGACTGGCGCGGGGGTTAATCATCATCGTCCGGCTCACGCCGGGTATCGTCTGGTTTTGCCGTTGCATCTGGCATCGCTCCTTTGTCATTGGCGGCGTCGGAATCAAACACCAGCCCGTGTTTACGGTTAAATTCGGTTTCACGCAGTCGCTGGCGCTTAACCTCCTGCGGATTTTTTCCCCTGGCCCGCGCCCATTCCGCTTCAGTGCCGGCACCACCGCGCACAATGGCCTTCCAGGCGTTAGCCTCTTTCCCCGGATCAATCCAGGGCATCACCGGCCCGAGATACAGCGCGTTATAGAGAGAATTCGGATCCACATCCTGCGGGACTTCAACGCCGCTCAGCAGCGCCATCGCCAGCCATGCCCGGTACACAGGACGGCTGTGCTGACCAACAAACCACTGCTGCAGGACGTTGTACCCTTCGAAGCTTTCCACCAGTTCCTGTCGCTGGGAGCTGTAGGTGCCGTTATAGTCCCGGGCAATGCTGGAATAGCTGCCGCGTGTACCGGCGGCCACGGCCCGCATCTGCCCGTTGCGAAATTCATAGAGGTGAACGTTCGGGCGGTTTGACTCCACCATGCCCAGGTCTTCACCGGGGCGGAGTTCGTCGTAAATCATGCCCGGCGCTATATCGTAGTGACGCTGGCCACCAGGCGTTGAAAACTCACCGTCATCACCAAGAGATTGCGCATCGCCGCGCTTGATGTAGAAACCCAGCGCAGCAGCAATACGGGCGGCCACGCGCTCACTCTCTTCATAATCTTTGATGTCGGACAGGCGGGTAATCACCCCGTGGATCAGACTGATACCCCGGAGCTGGTGCAGGCGCTTGCGCTGCGCCAGGTGAAGCATGTTCTCTGCTGAGACGGTTTTTAGCTCAGCACTGAACCGCGTCATGTTTGCCGGATGGTATTTGTAAACCCGGTACCCGACGGGACGCCCCCAGTCGTTCACAATGATGCCCTGACGAACCTGCTGACCGGCGGTGCTGTTCAGGTTGAACGGCACAAAATCCGCCTCCAGCATTTCCAGAGAAAACGGAACAGACGTGGCATGCTGCAGGCCGGGTACGTTTCCCCTGACCAGCTGCGTGAACACTTCCCCGTCGCGCAGTGCAGAACGTAACAGCAGACGTTCAGCCTCCGGCCGGGTAAACATGCCGGTCACCTCAGGACGCACTGACCACTCCGCCCAGAGCGCCGAGAGTTGTCCGGCGAAATCGGAATGGAGGTTTCCCTCCAGATCGAGGGGCTGGGGCTCAACATGGATACCGTGGGCACCGATAACCCGGTCTTCCATTTTGTCGAACAGGCCGATCACCAGATCGTGGTTTTCGTCGAGCCACCGGGCCTGCTCCCGCAGGGACTGACCCGCTGCAAATACCGAGGTGTCCGCTGACTGGCTTTGTTTTTTCGCTTTGTGCAGGCGCGACGGGCTTGCCGCTTCATAGGCATTGAGCCGGAGGCGATCCCGCGCGCGTGCCGCCGCCCACCCCGGTGCCAGCGCACCCAGTGTTTTTTCAAAAATGCCCATAGAACGCCTTACAGAAAGTTAGCGAGTTTGTACGAACCGCCGCGGTAGTTAACCGTTCGCCAGCGCCGCTCCCAGTAGTCAAGCTCTTCGCGCAACGCTTTCGGATCGTGGTTGGTGATGGCGCGACCGTTCACGCCGGTGAACGAAATGCTCTTGCCGTCGAGTGAATCCTGGTAGGCCTGGCGCACCATCAGCAGCGTTTTCCAGATGTCATCTTTCGTCACAACCAGCCTCCCTTACCGGAAGACCCGAGCCAGCTGCCGGAAAGATCTGTGTCCTTTTCAGGCTCAGCCTTAACAGGCGTTTGAACGGGTTTTGTTTTTTTCACGGTTATCTCCCGGGGGCGTTCCCCTTCAAAAATATTTGGATTGAGATCCTGCAGCTCCGCCCATGCCGGCGGTTTTTCCCAGTCACGGATTTTTTCGTAACCGCGCAGGACCGCCACGGCGTGGGCATAGCAGAACAGGTCAAAGGCTTCGTTGGCGCCCTTACCGGGTTTTCGCCATTTGCCGTCAACACCGCGCTCTTCGTAGGTCAGCTCCTCGTAGAACCACTCTCCCAGCCAGTCAGGAAAATGGATGTATCCGCCACCTGGGGTTTCGCGGTCCAGATTGTTGCTGAGCTGGTCCTTGAGCAGGTCGGTCTGAAGCAGATACACCGGCACCTCTCCACGCGCATCAGCACGACGGTCGCTGCGTTCGGTATTGTTCGGGTGGGTTTTGGTGATGATTTTCTGGCGCTTTGTACTGTCGCCCTTGACCAGGTAAACGCGTTTACCCAGGCCATCACAACGGCACTGTCTCCAGAATTTATAGGCGTTGTCGGTCACGCCTTCTTCACCGCCGCTGTCGACGGCCATCGCCAGCACCGGCATACGCCGCGCCGGGTCAGACTGCAGCGCATAGGTTTTTTCCAGCACATCGGAGACCAGCAGTTGCCAGTCCTCCGGATAGGCACCGGGGTGAACAGGCTCCGCCTCGCCGTGCTCATTGCAGCGTAGCGACTGGCGGATGTTGTAGCGGTCCACCAGCCAGCGCTCGCCGTTTTCGCCATAGCCGATAATCTGCACGACGAAGCGGCGCTTTTTGCCGCCCTGGACGTCAACGGCCGCCAGCAGAAAACGCACCTTAGGCGGGACCAGGCGTTTACCGTAATCCTCCGCCCGCTGCATCAGCGCATCAGCGCGTCGCTGTTCGCAGGCCGAACGCGGCAGGTACGGCAGCCCCCAGTCGGTATTGATAACCGCCTTGAGGGTTTCTTCGCTGCCGGTGGCCTCGTACTCCTGCTCAGCGGTCAGCAGCTTGTAGACCAGCTGTGCCCACGTCTGATACGCAGCTGCAGGGCCTTCCATCCAAAACGACGCTATGCGCGAACGTCGGGGCTCACCGGAAATGTTGCCGTCACGATCAATGCTCTGACCTTCACGCAACCAGACTCCAGCACCGTTAAGCTCGCGCTTTTTATCCGCAGTGATAATGCTGCTGCAGTGCGGGCAAAGCAGGTGTGCCGCCTCACTGGCTTTAACCGGATCCGCTTCATCCCGGTAGCCGGTCATGGCCTCCATGGCTGGCTGAAAATATTCACCGCAGTGTGGGCATGGCCAGTACCAGCGACGGCGATCGCCACGGTTGTATAGTGAAAGTGCGCCTGTCGTCGGAGGTGCTTCATGGGGTGACTTGCGACGCCATTTGCTGTCGCGAATATCACGCCCCGGAGAGCACTCCACCAGCGTCATCCCGGCGGACATAAAGGTCGTGGTACGTTTGGAGGCCAGGGTAAAGCCGTCCCCCTCACCGTCGATATCTTCAGGAAATCGGTCGTAATCCGTCAGCGCTACACACTTAAAATCTGACGACGACATAATGTTGATGGATGGCCAGCCGATCTTGAGATAGTTACCCGCCAGAAAAGTACGATCATGGACGTTGTTGTCATTACGTAACGGGCTCAGACGCTTTGCCACTTCAGGACTGACACGGAAGGTTCGCGCCAGACGCTTTTTTGAGTGCTCCCGGGCTTTCTCTTCCGTCATCTGAACAACCAACATATCGGACGGGTCACAGACAATGTTGTACACAACCCAGCCATCCACCAGGCCGATGGTTTTCCCCGTTCGGGCCGGGCCAACGAACACCACCGCATCGTATTCACGCATCGCGAGGCAGTTCATCGGCTCGATTACATAGGGTGCTACAGCAGGATCCCAGGGTACTGAGTTACCGGCGCCCATTGGAACGCGCATAAATTTTTGAACCGCCTCAGCCACAGGCATACGGCGCGGGGCTTTGAGAATAGCGGAAGCGTTACGCCTGACTTCCGCTGCCGTGGCCTGTCGCATGACTTACTCCTCTTCTGGCGTATCCTCCTGTTCCGGTGAGTCGGCCTGCTCAACTTTGAGGGCTATCTGATCGCGCAGATCGTCAATAACCTGCTGCACCCTGACAACCGCAGAGGGCGTCATTGCGCAATCTCGTTCAAGGATATCCGGTAACGTCTCCAGCACCTGAACCATTGCTTTTGCCATGGAGGAAAACTCTCTGGTCACTTCTGACGCAGGGATAAGCTCACCTGTTTCCTGCTGAAACTTGAGCCGTTCTCGCTCAGACTGAAACCACGCTTTACGATCCGGTGGAAGCATTTTGTCGACGTCCACCAGATCCGGTGTTGTGGAGCGCGTCAGCAGTTCCCGGAGAATATCGGTCACAGCATAAAGCTTGAGTTTCGGATTGCTGCCTGGTGCCGGCTGAACATTTGCGAGCTTGCTCGCGACTGTCTGGCGGTGCAGATCGGTGATGGCTGCCAGCTGATTAATGTTCAGCCGGAAATTTTTCAGTTCATTATCCATGATGGTGAACAAAAAATAGGCATTTCGACATCCTGAAAATTATCAGGACTGAAATATCAATACGTTAAACGGATGATGATGAAACCCATAAAATGCAAAAAACTAGCCGTTTTCCGCGCGTCCTGGCCCCCTCGGTGTTCAGAATCGTCAGGAGTACCTTTTCAAATGAGAATCAATCTCGAATAAATACCCCCTAGTGGGGATAATTCTCATCTTCGCTCTTGTTCGATTTGACGAATCCCAGCGAAATTGTTGTTGCCCTTTTCAATAACGGCCAGCAGTGGCTTAATCCAGAGCACAGCCTGGCAGTACGTTATTGAGCTGGTGGCAGCGGTACGATCATCGGCTGCGTCAGGTCCGTCGGTATCGGCGTGCATTGCGCTGGAACGTAAACGGTGCGCGTATTCGAGCAGCCCACCAGCAATGCCAGCAGGAACAGGCAGATCACAGGTTTTTTCACGGCGGAGAATCTCCCGGTATTCGATTACGGTTTCATCGGTGCTGGTGTCGATCAGGGAGTTAAGCCTGTTGGCATGTTCTGCAACCTGATTGAATCGATTGAAGTTGAATGCCTGCGTGGCGATCACCTGCCCCTGCAAAGAATTGTCACTTCGCAGAACGTCGTTATCGCGCTGAAGGTTACTTGCGTCCGAGCAACTCTTAACGAGGGCGACAGAAAGGACAGCAACAACGACTACGAAGATAAGAGACGGATTAATTTTCATCAGTCCAACCCCCAGCACGCCAGCGCGCTTTCCTGGTCTCGTCGCTCAACCTGACCATAGCAGCCATTCTTCTGACCTTTAGTTAGTCGACAATCACGGCCACCGTCTTTAATCCACCAGCGGATTGCTTCGCATGCCCCTTTACGGTCACCAGCGTTGATGCGCTTATAGAACGTCGAAGGGAAGCATTTACCAGGCCCGATGTTGTACGGGCAGAAAGATGCGATGCCTACCTTCTGCGGGTCTGTCAGAGGCACTTTGATAGTGCGGTCAACCCAGGCTAATGCCTTATCGCGTTCAATAGCGTTAACCTTCCGGCATTGTTCCTCAGTGGCCGTCATGCCTTTAACAACACGCCTACCATCGATAACGGTCACGCCGTGACATAAAGACCAGACCCCACCCGGATCAACAACGGCCACCAGCGCATTGCCTTCTTTCTCGCTGATGAATTGGTCGAAAATGAGTGGAGCAGATGCCCCAGACGCAATTAGCGCCAGCACTGCTGCGCTGAGCTTTGATTTGTTCGACATCATTCACCCCGCGCAGCTTTTCGGCGATCCGCTTTGATTTGGAAATAGAGGTTGGTAAGAAAGGTAAGAAAACCGAACAGTAAACTACCGATCACTCCTATCGCTGCCCACTGTTCAGGTGTGTAGCCGTCGAGAAGCCTTCTAACCCAGTAAATGGCACTGCCTCCCGAGGTGCCGTAGGAAATGCCAGTAGTTATTTTGTCCATTTGAGACATGCTCTCACCTCGCTGCATGCGGGTGTTTTTTGATGAATTTCAATCGCTAAAAATGTCAATACAAGGATGACTGAAGTGACTACATCATTTAGAATGATTATCATTAACCTATATACCTGATAACACATCTAGTTCACTGAGGTCCGGTAATGAGAAAAAAATATTTTGCGTTACTAAGTTTTATGGCACTCTTTCAAAACAGTGCACATGCAACTGTTAACCCAAATCAAATTATTGAAAACATTGACATTTCAACCTTTAGGAATTCTCTTTCCCCTCGTTCCCCTCAGAAAGGCGAGACATTACCTGCTATGGGATTCGACGTTCCTGTAAAATATGAAGACCAGACTATTTATGGGTTGACCAATAAAGAAAACACTTGGACTTTTTCACTATCAAATCTGAAAGTTAACGGAAGTAAAATAAGTGCTTGTTTCTACGACTATGCAAACCCAACTCAAGCAAGTTATAAATCAGTCACACTATTAACACTTGTAAAAAATAATACTGGAAAATATTCAGTAATTTCCGAGTCACCTGACAATACTCAATGTAAATAAAGGAGGGGACCCCCTCCTTATTCATTATTTTAACTTCCCAGCGGTAATATCAGCCTGGATAAGTGCTGCCTCTGATTGCCTACGAGTTGGGAAGTTATCTTTAAAGTTATTAAGATTTTTTACGGCATCTGCCCACCGACCTGAAGTGACTTGCTTCCAGAATTCAGGGGTTGCAGCAGCCAAATTCTGCCCATATTGATAACTCACACTAACAATTGCAGTCCGAGTTCCCAACGGTAACTTTGAAAAATTGCTTCCAGTTGCTGTCTGATATTTACTAGCTACTCCAGAAGAAAATCTATTGATATAGTTTTTAGACAAATCCATTGCCTGAGTTTCAGTAATAACAAGTGGTGATTTTGTCAATTTATCCTGAGCAGCCTTACCTTTTAGGCCAAGATAAGGTTCTAGCAGCTTAACAAACTCTTTTGATACTCCATCATTCAGCATTGAATCTTTTGTTTTGCCGCCTAAATCAACACCAATTCCAATCGTAACACCTGAATTAACATCAGGTTGTTTTGCGGCGTTTTTAGGGACATAGCCCGTGGCAGAAAATCCTTCTTTTGCTCTGATAAATGTCTCATTGGCAATACGATTTGAATTATTAATAAAGTCAATCATTTGACCAACATCTTTGAATTTTAGACGATCACCGTTACCAATAATCAGGTACATAGAACCTTTTTTCCAGACAGTGCCCAGTTTTTTTAACTCCTCTAGGGCTTCCGTCATTTTGACTTCAACGATGAGAACTCGCTGATCACCTCGTTCGATGGACACAATATCATCATATGCAATTTCACCGGTTACAGGATCAATCTTACTATCCTTACGAGGAGTTGTATCAAAAATATCCGTACCGATCGACACTACGTTAAAATTACCGTAATGACCAATGTTAGCCACATGCGGAACAGGTGGGCGCCAATTGGGTATAGATACTCCACCAGGATATGTACTTCCTGTCCAGCCCGGTGTTACAGGATAAGCATTAACAACCATAGTATCTTCAGACATAAAACATCCTTAATATAAAAATTAAATTCATAAAGAGCACAAACAAAAAAACCCCGCCAAAGGCAGGGTATGTTTGAACAGTGGAAATAACCACCATGGACACATTAGAACTGTTTTTGGAATTCCACAACTTTTTTTTAATTTATTTCACGCTACTTCTTTCTGACATTCGCGTTCTATCTCAAGCCGCTCTCCAAGACCTGATAGACATCCATCAACAAAACCTTCTGCAGCTTGAAGTCTTTTTAAAACATGCGTATGAGAAACACCTAGCTTTTTCCCAATCATCCTTACAGGTATACAAAGTATGTAATACCACTCGATCAACATGCATAAATGAGGATCATGTTTTTTTAAATGAGACATGGCAGTATTAATGATAAGGCCATCATTATCACAACATGAAGGTCTACTTTTCTTTGTGGATGGAAGCAAGCCTTTAAATCCAGCAGCGATAGATGAATAGTAAATTTCATTCCCCGGACTTGAAGCCCAAGAACCGTAGCGTTCAAGCACCATCTGAATATCACGCATAAATTTTCTCCATACAATTACGCTTTTGTTATTACGCCGATCGCCAGCGCTCGATTCATAAACCGGAATAGCAGCTCCAGCTGGGTACCGTGTTTTTTCTCGAACGCTGTAACATCAGCATGTAGTTTGTCGTGACACTCTCTGCACAGAGGGATCACGAACAAATCGTGGGCTTTAGTGGCGGTACCGCCCATGCCGTGACCAATGACATGGTGCGGATCATCCGCTGGCCGCCGGCAACCTTCACAGGGCTGGGTTTTAACCCACCGGGTATAGTCCTCATTCACCCACCTGCGGTGTTTTGGGCGCAACATGAATGATTCAGGGGATTCAGGATCCGCATGCAGAGCCAGAACCTTTGGCTGGTCATAGGCCACTTCCTGATTTGCTCCATGCTTTAATTTCGCAGCCGTGATCGCAGGGGTGACCTTCTTCTGCAAAATGCTTTTTGCCGGGGGCATCGGCACAATGTCACTTTCTCGATATACGGATAAAAACGGCTCATCCGGTAAGCGAAGCGCATGCTGGGCCATCCTTTCCGTGATTGCATCAGCAATGCCTGAATAAACGGCCCACCAGCACAATTCACCGAGGGATAGTTCACGCTCGTTGTTGTAGCCAAGCGAAGACAGGATGGAACTGATCAGCCAGTTAATGAGATTACGCCGGGCCAGTTCTGCCAGCGCCGCGGTGGTTTGCTCGCGCAGCTGGTTATCGCAATGCCAACAGAGCATCATTGATCCAGGGGGATGTCGCATCGATACCAGCTCATGATGGTGATAATCAGTGTGTGGGTACTGGCATTCCTTCACGTTACGCTCTAACCAGGATTCCAACCCGGACAAACCGCCTGCTGCACGGATAACTCTCTCGTCGGTGAAGAATTCCTCGAGGGACTTATCTTCTGCCAGCGGCTGGCTGGCATCAGGGACGAGCCCCGACGGAAGCCCAGCCATGCTTTTTGGCTGAGGCTCCACCAGCACACGCCCCTGTTGAAACAGAGACATCAGTTCGCTACCCGGCTTTAACACCACAAGCCCCAGGCGCGGAACAGTCTCGGCTGTAAACAGTCCTCTCACGCGGCATGCCCCTTAGCGATGTGTGCCGTCCACAGGCCGCCGATCCACTCGATGCCTTTGGGTGTAAAACGTGCCTGGCTAAAGGCGTAGTTAGTTTCGCTCGAAGTGCCAGTTTTAACTTCAAACCGCCCGGCTGCAATGTGCTGGTGCCGCGGTGTCAGCACTCCGCCGAGCCGGTACATAATGTCGCTCTCAATGAGGAACAAGCGGAAATCGGTCTCTTTGGCCTGCAACAGCTTTGCCACCTGTCGGAAAGACATTGAGCCTTTGGCAGTACAATACCGTTCGACAAACTCAATTTTCGGCGCGGCAGCGGCTAACTGCTGGCTGAGTTGTTCTTTCTGCTCGGCCAGATCCGCGGCGAGACGTAATGCCTCCGGCAATGTTTGCGGGACACTTACGGCCTGGCTGTTCTCCAGCTCTTGCCAGCGATCGACAACAGCGGCGGTAAATTCTGGCGACAGCCTGGCGACGATCACCAGAGAATCACGTTTGTTGAACCAATATTCCTCGTAGGTTTGCCCGTTTTGCGGGTGTGTGTAGGGGGTGTGCGCCAACGGCGCGGTTAAAATACCAGCAGATGCAAGGCGCTCAGCTGAGCGCTTCACATCACCATGTTTGCTCTGCACCAGCCTGGCAATTTCACGGCTGGACATTGTCACAACACCCTTTGCGGTTAACTGATTCATGCTATTTCTCCATATCAGGCGGCTGCACCCGCCTTTTGATTTGCACATAATTCAGGAAGATTTGCTTCTACCAGCGCACGAGCGAACGGCGGCGGTACTGCGTTACCGCAGCGCGCTACCTGCTTGTCTTTGGCGTAACGATTGCCGCGATAGTCCTGATCGATAACGTAGCCGTCAGGGAAGCCCTGCGCCTTATAAAGCTCATGCGGTTGCAGCATGCGCATTCCGATATCGACGATCTGGTACTTAACCCCCTCGATCGTCACCAGCCATTCATCCTCGCTATCACCGCAGTAGGTTTCGAGGAATGTCCGGACCTCGCCAACGTGCTGGCCACCAGCGGTAATCGTCGGCATAGGTGTATCCATGGTCTGACCGTCGCGGCAGGTTCCGCGCAGCTTCACCAGGTGCGACGCAACTACCGCGTGATGATCAACAGTAGTGACTGAGTGGGCAGGCTCATCCATGCCAACACCCGGCCCCGTGTAATTCCCAACATAGTGCTTCGCCAGGAACGCGCTCACTGTTGCAAACTTATTACCACCAGCAGTGACCGTACCGAGCGGGTTATTCAGTTGAAGAACACGCGGTTCTTGCCCTGGGCGTTCGCCGTACCCCATCTGGATCAGTGTTGGGGTTACCAACTGCGACTTACCGCCACCACCTGCAGTAATCGTCGCGCTCGGTTCGTCAGCCCTGTGCCCAACACTGGCGCCAAACTGGCGGGCGATGACCGGCGCAACCACGCACGCGCGGGACTGCCTGAGGATTGTATGAGCGGGTTTATCCAGCGGGCGTGGCTTTGCCTGGTACTCACTGCCGCCATTGCCAGCCAGGAACGGTGTCAGGGCGGCCTCAACTACGCCAAGCGCATGCCCATTCCCGCCCGGGCGCGCCGACGTACCAGCGGTGACAGTTGGAACCGGCTCGGTCACTGGCTGCCCGGTGGCCCCGGTGCGGAATTTAGTAAGATGCGGTACCGCCAGCGCGTAGCCATGCTTTTTAGTGATGGTCTGCAATGGCTCTAACAACGATTGCCCGCGGAAACAGTCATAACCTCCTTTCGTCGAGGTGTGGTTACACTTCACGATGAAAGGCGATGCGCTTTCGATAACAAAGCGCTGGATGCCGCGCGCGATACGTTTGAGCGTATTTTCCGCCAGCGGCTTTTTGCGGTCGAAGATGGACCGGGCCAGGATATTCCAGTCAATGCACTCCGCCGCTGTACGCCATGGCGCCAGCTTGCCGCTTTGTACTTCCAGTGATTTTGGATCACCATGAGTCGCTTCAGGCCAATGAATCTTGCGGCCGTCACAGCGCATGACCATGAAGAAACGCTTTCTGATCGTCGGCGCGCCGTAGTCACATGCGCGCAGCTCCCGATAATCAACCTCATAACCAAGCCCGGCGATCAGCTGCTGCGCCTGCTGGCCGTGCGGCTCAATGGCAAGGAATTCACAAACCTCAGCCAGCGCAGGGTGATTCGCCGCGATCCCCGTCGACAGCATGCCGACAAATGCCTCGAATGTTTCACCAGCACGCTCAGGATCCGGGCGTAATTCTTCATCCAGCAGCGGGCCCCATGTCTTAAATTCTTCTACGTTCTCCAGCATCATGACGCGGGGACGTACAGCCAGCGCCCAGCGCAAGACAATCCACGCCAGCCCGCGAATCTCTTTCTTAACTGGCTTAGCGCCCTTCGCTTTGGAAAAGTGGCGACAGTCAGGGCTAAACCAGGCCAGACCGACAGGTTTACCACTGGTGGCTGCGCTTGGGTCAACTTCAAACACCGACTCGCAATAATGCAGCGTGTCCGGGTGATTCGTCTTATGCATCGCAATAGCGTTTTCGTCGTGGTTGATAGCGATATCCACGCTACGCCCGATGGCCAGTTCAATGCCGGTACTCGCGCCGCCACCACCGGCAAAGTTATCAACGATGATTTCACGCATTGACGGCCCCCTGCATGCTGCTAACCAGACCACCGGCCACGCTAATTATTTCGCTGGTAGGCACACGCTCCAGCCAGAGTTGGTTGATGTTGGCCTTCAACTTGTTCTGTTGGTTCACCCCCAGAGAATCCGCCCCCTCGACCTGATTGAATACCAGACCAACCTCCAGCGGCCAGATGCGCGACTCTGCATCAGCCGTTGCAATGGGAGTAGGCATTGCTTTTTCCGGCACCGACGAAAGGGCCATTTTTGCCGCGGCGAATTGAGCCAATGACAATGCTGCACGCCCTTTTTCTTCCAGTTCGGTGCGATTGATATAGCTGAAGCTTTCACCACGCCAGGTTTTGTCGAAGACAGCGATTGCCCCGGCAAAAAATGCGCTGGTGGGTTGCTGCTTCTCGTCAGCGGGAACAAACCAAACAGGAAGATCGAACCCAATACGACCACGAATAAACATGATGTGATCGGCATCTTCCGGCCACCATGTTTCACTTGTGGCTGACTTCACGAGGTATATGTAACGACCACCTTTATCACGCATCGCCATTGTGTGATTCATGATGTGGGTCATGCCAGTGATGGCCTGCTTTTCATGGTACTGAGAACGGCTATATGGCGGATTTGCAAACGCGGCGCCACCGAGTTCTGCCAGACGCTCTGACCAGTCCTGCGTCAGCGCGTTATCTTCGGCGGTATACCATGCAGGGCATTTAGCATTGCTATCGTCTGCAAACAGATCCAGAACCATCGGCCCAAATATCGAATTGATACCCCAAAACAACAAATCCGGAGTGCGCCACTGATCGCCAACCTCTTTCAATTCATGCGCTGGCTTTGAGCGCAGTTCAGCCAGCGCGCGGCAATATTTGTTATCAGCATTCATGCTCATCATTTCGCTCCCCTGAAGCCAGCTGGGATGGCTTTATCTGGCCCACCAAATTTCATCGGATCATGCTTACGAATTGAGCCCCAGTAATGTCGTTCTGGGCGTCCTGCTGCGTTCCACTTATTTGCGGATTGCAGGTAACCTGGGAATTTAGATGGCAAAAACAACGTTGTTGGGCGCAGATATTCGGCCATTTTCAGATCTTCGCCCCACTTCTCGACGCTGTAATCCACCACCAACAGCAGCTCATCGGGCGTAAACCCGTCAGCCAGGCGAGCCCGGATGTTTTCCAAGGATGATTTGCAGACCTGATACCGTGATCCGGTGGTCTTGTTCAGATGTGATAAAACCTGCTTCGCCTGATCGGTGATAACCACCACAGGGTCGGGTTGCGCAGCAACCGGACAAGAATGTTTTTTATCTGATGGATCAGTAGTTGTATTTACTGACGGATCCCCCCCAGATTCTGACGGGTGAAAACCGTCTTTTTCATCGTTTTTTGATGCCTCAGATTTTGACGCGTCGGTTTTTGAGGCATCAGATTTTGATGCGTCAGAATCTGACAGGTGAGAAAAGGCAGCAGCCTGTAATTTCGCAACATTGAGCTGGTAAACGTTCGATGCATTGCGGTTGCCTTTCCGGCGCTGCTGGCGGGTTAACCACCCGTCTTTTTCCAGTTGAGATATGGCTGTTCGAACCGTGCTCTCACCGGCACCAATCTGGCGCGCGATGGTAGCGATGGAAGGCCAGCTAACCCCTTCATCACTGCTGAAGTCTGCCAGACGCGCCATGATGGCAACGCTGGACAGCTTCATGCCAGAAGCGGCACAAGCGTCCCAAACGTAACCCGTTAATTTAGTGCTCATGGTCGTCCTTTAACTCTGTAAACTTGCGCTTGAATTGTTCGAGCGGGCTGAAACATTCGTGGTTATAACCATCCCGCAGGTAGATAACTCGTTGAGTCTCTGGCTCCCACCGGATAACCCGAACGGGGATCCCTCTGTGGTCTTTGAACCTTCGGTTAACTTCGCGCATAAGCGTTTCGCCTTCCTGTAGTAAACCCCCACAATTGCGACCGCCCGACTGTGGTTACATGGCACCCAGCGGTTTGCTATTCTGCGTTCATACCGAAACAACGGAGCGCCCGGTACCGGGATCATCCTCAGTTGCGGTAAACGGTTAAAAGCCGTTAAACTGGTCATGCGGATTACTTCTCCATACAAGATTTGTCTGCCACGACGCCCGGAGCTGCACACTCGCGGGCGTCACTCTTTTCCGGCGTGCAAAACACACGGAAAAGCAGCGTCAAATGTTCCTGCCACTTAGCCATCACCTGATAGCTGTTCTCTTCAATCTGGGCGCGTTCTTGAGCATCAATAACGCCGTCTGCGGTAGCTTTACGAACGTATTGGGAATGCCTGCCGATCCACTCCACTGACTCCATAAGACGCTGGTTGATATCACCGTTCTCAATTTCTTCAACATCGGCCAATGGCACGAAAACACCGTTCGAGTGACGTGCAATGGCGTTCGCTATGTGGTTTGAACCACCAGCACGTTGAAGCACCATCGCCCAACCGAGCGGGAAGATCTGATCACCATCGGTACGCAGCCGGTTAAACAGCGCGTTCTCCGTCACACCCAACCACTCAGCAGCTTCGAAATACCCGCCCGGAAGCTCGGTGATCGTTTTCTTGATTGCGGCCACCAGCCAGGCTGGTTGCTTATCTACTTTCCATTCAGGTTCTATACCCACGGCTAACCCCTTATAACTGTGGTTTCTTCCCAGATGTCTAATCTGTAGGCTTCTGATAAAGGCTGGCGTCGTACTTAAGTTTGCCTTCAGTAATTCGTTCGATAACGAACGCTTGCTTCTGAGGAATAACCTCTCCCCATCGGCATACTGCCGGGTGGGAGATCCCAAGAACACTGGCGGTTTTTGATACACCGCCAAAGTGCTCAATAACTTCTGATTTACGCATGGTTCCTCCTAGTTAGCTCACGCCTTAAAGGTAACAAAAGGTACATTAAATAGCAAACAACAGTTACAAGGAATCAATGTAACATTGGTTACATGAAAACAGAGATGAAAGACCGAATAAGATCCCGTCGAGTCCAGCTCGATATAACGCAGCAGACCCTGGCTAAACGCCTGGGGGTTAGCCGCGTGTCTGTTACTAAATGGGAGAGCGGTACAACGAAGCCTGATGGTGAGAACCTCCACCAACTGGCGATGGCGTTGCAAACCACGCCTGAATGGATTCTCTACGGGAAAGGAGATGTAGCGCAGGATGACACTAAAGTTATTCCCTTTCTCAAACCCCCTACGGCAGTTCCAATTATCTCTGCTGTCCAGGCAGGGACGTGGACTGATACTTACGCATGCTCAAGGCTTTCTGATGTGATTTCATGGACGCAAACCACTGCAAACGTTTCTGATGAAGTATTCGGCTTAGTTGTTCGTGGGGAATCGATGACTAACCCACATGGTCTACCATCTATTCCCGAAGGGTCGATCGTAATCGTTGAACCACACTATGGCCAACTGGATGACCTTTACGGAAAAATAGTCGTGGCAATACTTGATGGCTCCGCAGAAGCAACAGTGAAAAAACTCGTCTGGGATAGCCCTTTCGCGTATCTGATGCCGCTTAACCCTTCCTTCAAACCTATACCGATAGATGGCAATTGCCGGATTGTTGGTAAAGTTGTTCAGATAACCCAGAATATTTAAGTTATTCATTTCTAATGCCGGATGCTCATCTGGCATTTTTTTACCCCACCTGGTAACAAAAAGTACATTTCGCGCTTGACCGAAAAGGTAACTAAAGGTACATTTAATTTACACAATGGGTACCTACTATTACTTTTGCGGTAATAAAGCAGAACCACCGCGCCTGATGTGGTTAAAAGCAGGCCAAAGCAATAAGAAGTGATCCCTGTTCTGGCTGCTCACTTTCCCCTTGAGGGTGACAGCCAGCTTTTTAAGGGCACAACGTGAAAGCGCACTCCTTCTCTCTTTCACTGCGGGGGCAGGTTTGTTACCGAAAGAGTGCGCTTCCAGTTGTGGTAATGCGGCTCTGCGCACGTGACGAGGCCAACAAGTTTTTATTTCAACTTTTGAAATGAATACGTTTCTTGTGGTGTAGCGTCGCCGGTTCTGGCCGGTCCGGCAGGTGGAGGCACCACCGCCACAACAAAATCATTGCTGTGTGTAGTCTTTGCCCATCACATCGGTGGGCACCTTTTTTACACAAGAGAAAAGGGCATCACCGGGCGACGGGCTCATTCCCCAATCCCCCCAGGCGCAGAAATGGTGGTTGCAGCCGTCAGTGCTACGCAGGTGCCCTTTTCTGTTGTGTATGGAGAAGTTCCACTGGCGGTGGCAGCCGCCTCACAGAGGGTTAAACCATGAGTAATGACCGCATGACCGTAGTGCCCGATTTCCTGGGCGAACTGGATGCCGGCGTGTTCATGAACAAGATCGCGGCAGCTTTAAACACTACCGCGCTTGGCGTTCTGAACAACGGTACCAAAGGCAAAGTAGTCCTCACCTTTGATATTGAGCGTATGGGTAACTCCGTCGAAGAGAAGCGCGTAAAGATCAAGCACAAGCTGAACTACGTCACCCCAACCCCGCGCGGTAAAGCCTCCGAAGAAGACACCACCGAAACACCAATGTGGGTTAACAAAGGCGGCAAGCTGACCATTCTGCAGGAAGATCAGGGGCAGCTGTTCGGGATCAACGGCGGCGTTGACGGAAAGCTTAAAGCGGCACAGTGATCCGCAGCAGACAAATCACTGACATCCCTTTGACCACATATTAAGGAAATTTTATGTCCCAGATTTTAGACGGCAATGCCCTGCAGCAGGTGAAAGACCTTGTTCTGTCCGGTTATCACCTGGATGCAGCAAAAGTTACGGCATGCCCGACTGCCCTGCTTCCTCAAGGTGTTAATGTAGAAAGCCTCGAGCGTTTCGGACTGGAGCGTTTTCGCTTCCGTGGCGCCATGACCACAACCAGCATTCCTGACTTTGTGCGTTATGCAGCTGGTTATGCCAACGAAGCCGAACCAGCGCGATGCTTTATCGATGCTGACAACATGACCGCACGCTCCGTGTTCAATATCGGTACGCTGGCTAATCCTGGCCATGCTGATAACGTCGCCTCTATCACCCTCAAAAAGACAGCACCATTCCGAGCCTTGCTTCAGGTAAACGGGGATCGTCTGGGCCAGAAAGAAATTGCTGAATGGCTGGAGGACTGGGCCGACTTCCTGAGCGCATTTGATGCCGACGGGAATGTGTTGTCCATCGCGCAGGCAGCTGGTGCCGTTCGTCGCGTCAATATCAAACAAGTCTCGGAAGCAGCTCATGAAGACGAAGATTTTGGCGGCAGAAAGTCCCTGATGCAGAGCGTTGAAGCCAGCAGTAAAGACGTGATGCCTGTCGCCTTCGAGTTCAAATGCGTGCCATATGAAGGCCTGGGCGAACGCCGCTTTAGCCTGCGTAACAGCCTGCTTAAAAGCGGGGAACCGGTGTTTGTACTCCGCATCGTTCAACTGGAAGCCCAGGAAGAAGCTATCGCCAACGAGTTCCGTGACCTGCTGATCGAGAAGTTCACCGACAAGCCGGTTGAAACCTTTATCGGTAACTTTAAAGCGTAATTTCTCTGCATTAAATCCCCGGCGCCGCGGGGATTTATTGAAGCGTAATTCCCTTTATGAATCGCCAATGGCGAGGGATTCGTACAACCAAAAACTGGCGCAGGTGCAGCTGCCAAATATAGAGAAGAAAATACGATGAGTTATATCCAGACACTTTCAGGTAAGAAATTCGATTACCTCAATTCAACCACTGACGACGCAGAGATCGAGGATATTGCGACCGCACTTTCCCACATCTTCCGCTTCAGTGGTCATCTGCCTGAATTTTACAGCGTGGCCCAGCACTCAGTACTGTGCAGCCAAATTGTGCCGCCAGAGTTTGCCTTTGAAGCCCTGATGCATGACGCAGCTGAAGCCTATTGCCAGGACATCCCTGCCCCCCTGAAAGCATTGCTTCCAGATTACCGTCGCATTGAAGAACGGGTAGAACAGCTGATCCGGGCCAAATTCAGCATCACCCCTGATATGTCAGCGGTAGTGAAATACGCCGATCTGGTGATGCTTGCCACGGAACGCCGCGATCTGGATATCGACGACGGCTCACTCTGGCCTTGCCTCGAAGGTATTGCGGCCAGCGACATTATCCAGATCGTTCCTCTTCGCCCAGGCCAGGCATATGGCTTGTTCATTAACCGTTTCAATGAGCTTACGGAATCACGCGCATGCCTCGCATGAAGATAAAAGAACTTGTTGCCGCAGCCCATGCTGCGGCGGGGAAACTGCCACCAGCAGAAGCCTCTCTGATGCGTGAGGTAGCCACTCGCCTTGACGTTACATTTGCAGCCTTGACGGAATCGATGGACCAGCGAATGAGCCTTGACGCCGAAATTAACCATCTTCGTCAGGAGTCCGTCCAATGACCACCAACAAATATGCGACTCTGCACGGCACAATCGCCAGAGCCAAACGCCACGACTGTCAGAAAGTCGTGATGCGCGTGACGTTAGCAGAAGAACTTCTCGAGCAGTTGTCAAAAGCAGAGGAGCGGATCGCGGAGCTGGAAGCCATATTGCCATGTGATAGGTGCGGGACAATTTGTACTCGTCCTGACGGGGCTCATTATTGCCACATCAGCGACAACGCCGACTCGCGCTACAGCCACCAGTGAATCAAAAGCCAAGATGTAACAATGGAGAAAGAAATTGAACGACTTAATGATTGACCTCGAATCAATGGGAAAAAAGCCAAACGCGCCGATCGTCTCAATTGGTGCCGTCTTTTTTAACCCTCATACAGGTGAACTTGGCCAAGAATTCTATACGGCCGTCTCGCTTGAAAGCGCAATGGATCAGGGTGCGGTACCGGACGGAGATACTATTCTTTGGTGGCTCAAACAAAGCTCGGAAGCGCGCTCAGCTATTTGTGTTGATGATGTGCTGCATATCACTGATGCACTGTCGGAACTGAGCCATTTCATTCACCGGCACGCAGATAATCCAAAATACATGAAGGTCTGGGGTAACGGTGCCACCTTTGACAATGTGATTCTGCGTGGAGCTTACGAACGCGCCGGCCGCATTTGCCCCTGGGCCTTTTGGAACGATCACGATGTGCGCACTATTGTTACGCTCGGTCGCAGTGTCGGTTTCGATCCGAAGCGTGACATGCCTTTTATTGGCGATGTGCACAATGCCCTGGCTGATGCGCGACACCAGGCAAAATATGTGTCAGCAATTTGGCAGAAACTGAACCCTACCACCAGCGACAAATTTTAATTACTCGGGTGCAGCCGGGTTAATGGAGAAGTATATGCTGAGCCTCGATTGTGTTCCCATCTCAACTTATTGCAAAGAGACTGGCGAGACCCCTGATGCAATCAATAAGCGTGTACAACGCGGTGTTTGGCGAGAAGGGGTGCAAGTGCTTAAAGTTGAAGGCGTTAAGGAGAGATGGATAGATCTTAGTGAGGTTGCAAAATGGGCACGAAAGAATCGCCTAAACTCCCACGCGGCGTAACCATCAGGAAGCATAGCAGTGGTGAAACCATCAATATAACGTTCACATACAAGGGGGTGAAATGCAGAGAACCCCTTTCAAATCTAGAAGTGAACAACAAAAACCTTAAATATGCCGAGCGTACGCTCGGCGAAATCCACAACAAAATCGAGCGTGGAACATTTATCTATGCTGAGTATTTCCCTCGTTCGGTGAGGTTGAAAATTTTCGGAAATGCTGCGACCGGGAAAACAGTGAAAATGTATCTTGATGAATACTTGAAGATCTGCGAAACGAGGAATCTTTCCCCCTCCACCATTGGCGGGTATAAAAAATGCCGTAGCGCACTGTCTGAACTTCACATTTTCCCGGCCAGTGAGTTAACACCGGCAGCATTAAAAACATGGATTCAGAATCAGAAAACAACCTTAAAGACGATACGTAACCAGTTATCGTTTCTACGCTCCTCCCTTGATGAAGCTGTAACTGATGGTGTTTTGCAAATTAATCCAGTTTCACAGGTAACAGCATCAAGATATCAAAGCAACAAGAGTGACGCGGAAAGTACCTATGTTGTTGACCCACTATCTCCAGCAGAGGTAAACGCACTGTTAACATCAGCGGGGAATAAGCAATGGGAAAACTTATTTAGATTTGCACTTCATACAGGTCTACGCAGTTCGGAACTATGCGCACTCCGCTGGAGGGACATTGACTTCGTTGAGAAAACTGCTCATGTCCAAACCGCGAGCGTTTCAGGAGTGACTAAGGGAACCAAAACAAAGGCGGGAAAACGTAAGGTTGAATTAACCGAGCAGGCAATGTTAGCGTTAATGGAGCAAAAATCCTTTACCTTTATGAAGGATAGTTGTGTCTTTGAGGATCCTAAAACAAGCAAGCCATGGGCCAGCGCAGATGCCATCAGGAAGAAAGCTTGGGTGCCAACACTACGAAAGGCGGGTATCAGATACCGTAATCCTTACCAGACTCGACATACATTCGCTACGCGTCTGATCAGCAGTGGAGTAAACTTGTTTTGGTTGGCAACACAGATGGGTCACAAAGGACCAGAGATGCTCTTTCGTCATTACGGAAGGTATCTTAAGGATTATGATAACAACACCTCAATCACAACCTTGAAGAATGTGAAGATTTGAGAAATAATTCCTGCCTAAATACAAGGCAGGAATTCAAAGATATGGCAGACCCCGCTTGGCTCGGATATGGTGGTTTGACAGCAAGTGCATTATCAGCAGTGGCTGCTTATTTGGCTATAAGGCAAACCGTTATCCAAAGAAAATTATCAAACAAAGCGCAGATAATTACCAAAGATGTAAAAATAAAACTCGATAAAACAAAAATAGAAAGAAATATTGCTTTCAATGCTTTATCGAGGAATTATACCCCTTTCCTTCCAGTGTTAAATGTAGGCCTTGGACCTGCATTAAAATTCAAATACAAATGGATATTTGATTATGAAAAACACTTAAAATGATCTTGACCCGCCATTTCCGGACAGCTTTTGTATCTTAAGTTAACGATGCCCGCTGCCGCCGGTATTCTCTCGGAGAGTGATATCCCAGCGCACTATGC